CAGTAGCGGGCGCAATATTGACAAAGTTAACTTTAACAAAATCTACACTATAGGTGCTAATTTCAACCTCCGGTACTGTCCCGATTGGTGCAAGCTCCATAGCTGCCTTAGCAACTATCTCTTTTACGTCCGATTCACTAAATACAATTTTCATCTATAACTCCTTATAGTGCTTTACTAATATCGATTACTTGGTGACTAAATTCTTCCCATGCATTTTCTCCCTTGACTAGTTTCTCTGGGTTTAACCAATACACATCAAGTCCTTCTACGGTATAACCGTATAGCATCAAGATATGTGCATAGAAACTAAGTTGCAGCCAGTGTAGGTCAAGTAATTCCTTGCCCATTGTTGGTGCATTGCCTTGTGTCAGTTCGTAGAATGGAGAGTCTGATAATTGGTATGTCTTTTCGTGAATATTGCCATCAGTTTTAAAGTCCTGAATACGTACAATCTTCTTCTCTGCATCGATAACCTTAACACGGTCAATTGCTCCACACAATTCTTTACCATGGTGCCATACAAATTGCTCATTAAGCCTTACGTAGTCGCCACCGAATAGTGTGTGGAAGTCTTCTACAATCTTCTTCAAGAATGGGTTACGGCTAAATGCCTTGTTAGGTCCAACATTAGTCTTGGTCTTTAATACCTTAACTGTTTTTAGCTTATCACCTAACTTGTAATATACGTCGTAGTTCTCTAGTGCTGCATGGATTGCAGTTCCGTATCCAGTAGATGCATCACGGTTAAGTCCCCACATTGCTTTGATGTGATCTTTATCTACACCAAACTTATCTGCCATCTTCTGTAGCATTTCTTTTTCATTGAACTCTGCATAGAATTTCTTTGGAAAAGCACTACCACTTAGATAACCTTTTAGTCCTACGTGGCCATTATTAACCTGTACGTCTGTTGACTTACCAATAAGTCGTGAAGTATATTTAACTGTATTCTTTTTCTTAGCAGTAACATGTATGTCAATGTCATTTCCTACCATCGATAGCAATACTGCTTTTAGTGTTTCTTCAATAGTAAACTCATGGTTAACAATCTTAACTGGTTCATCGGTTTTTGCAACTGCCTTGTGTTTCTTATCAACCTTCATATATTCAAGTTTAATATTGACACCGAAGCTTTTCTTTCCACCACCAGTAATTCCACCGTTTGCGATATAAACACTTTCGCCGGCATCTAACGCGTTTGCAATATCTGTGTTCTTATCTGCTGCAATGAATCCGATTGGTGTCCAGTCTTCTCCGAATAGTACATCAACCGCAACTGCCTTTGGGTCAAACTTATTGTCTAATTCTCGTCGAACACGTAGTGGCTCTTTACCAGACAATACAGCGATAACTGCTTGGCGTCCCTCAAAGGTAACACCTACTAGTTTACTGTGATATGTCATTAGGTTCTTTGGTCGTTCTGGTTCGTCTAGGTTGTCGCTTTGACTCATTTCTTCTCCTTATTATGTTCAATGTTGGTCCAGATTAAATATCCAAGTCCAATCAATATCAATGATAATACCATTTAACTCCCTCTCTGTATTAATAGTACCACAAATGATGCATATTTGTCAATACGTTTACACCATAAAGTGTTGTAGAATATACATGTTATTCTCTTTAGTGCTTGACAAATAACTAATGTTCTGTTATAGTAGTTAGTGTAGAGGTTTCTTTGTCGTTACTCTACGCTTAACTCCTTTCTCCAAAACCGATTTAATTCGGTCTATGAACTCCCATTCTGGGGGTTCTTTTTTATACCAGTTGTTTTGGCCTGCCCCAGAATGTTATCAAGAAAGTTCTACTGTCCATATATACGATACTAAGCGTATCATCTTGAAATTGACATTCGTTTAGGTATTTTTCTACTTCATTGCAGTGTACGCTTCTACTCATCCATTTACTCATACTAATCCCTTACTCTTAATTCTTAATTCTGCATCTATTTGTTGTGCCTTATGTGAAACCATTAACGCCCGTTGATTGATTCCCTTCAAGTACAAATTGTCTAGGTTCTTCACACGACTTAACCCAACATATCCCATACCTTCGACAAATGCCTTGGTTAGGTCTATCTCGGCCGCATCTAGTGTCATACCTTGGCTCTTATGCACTGTAATGGCATATGCAAGCCTTAGCGGTACTTGTGTGATGCTTGCGGTCACTTTATCGCCAGACTTTAGCTCCCAAGTATCAGGGTAGACAATAATAGGTAACTTATTCTTGAACTCTACAATTGGTAAACCATCATCAGTAAAGTCAATTACAATTCCAGTGCTACCATTGGCAAACCTTTGCTCTGGGTCATTCTTTACTGCCATAACAATAGCTGACTGTTTTAGTTCTAGTACATCAGGTGCAAGAACATTGCGTTCAAGCTGCTGTATGCTGCCATATCCACCCTTACTAGTTCGTAGTATGTAGTGTGAGTCTCCGGGAACTTCTAGTAACTTTTGTTTGTTAAGTGTCTCAACGTCTACATTTATTGTGTATAGTCTTGTCACCTCACTAGGTGGTTCAATACCCTTGCGCTCCAGTAACCAATCTAGGTGACGTTTCTTCATATTCCCTGCCCGCATTGCGTTCAGAATCTCTTGCAGACGTAGATCATCTGCACGGTGCTGTTCCTCTAGGTAACATACACTGAGGTTTAGCTTTCCCCACGCTTTCGATTCAGTAATAAATTTACCTCCTCCACCTTGCATGACAGGTGGCAATTGAAAGAAGTCTCCACAAAGAATAACTTGTATGCCACCAAATGGCTCATCATTCTCTCTGATAATCTTCATCGCTTGGTCAACCATATCTAGGTTGTAGTCGTGCATCATACTGACCTCATCAATAATCAACACATCAGTTTTACGTATGAGTTTCTTGCGTCCCTCAGACATCATGTATATATAGTCTTCATGCAAATGGTTATCTAGCCCAATACCACTCCAAGAGTGTATTGTTTGCCCACCAAGGTGAGCCGCTGCTAGTCCAGTTGTTGCTGTGACTACTACTTTTTTTCTGTGCCTACGTGCTTTATGTATAAACTGTGTCAATAGATAACTCTTACCGCTACCTGCTGGGCCAGTCAACATAACATTGTCGCCGCGTAGCATTATTTCGAGTGCTCTATCTTGATTCATTGTCTTTCCTTACCCACTCACCATCAATTTCTTCAATTTCGTATATATCAATGCTATCTATGTCTTCGGGTTTAAAGTCATATTCATATGCTCCATTGTCTATAGTGAAGTTAACTACTGGATTAATCCAGTCATAATCACCATCTTTCATTGTGACCTTAACTTCTATCATAAGATTCTATCCTTCCCATTTAGTGCTGCCGCATCTGCCTCACTCCTTGTTAAGTAACTATTACCCAGCTGATAAGCAAGGAATGATAATATTCTTCCATCGTCCATCCTGCACCTATACATACTAAGTCCATTACCAACAGTCTCGCGTACTATCAGTGTGGCAACTTGTCCATTATATACAAGACTTTCATCGTCAACTATAAAGAATGGGTTCATCCTAGTTTTTCCTTCCTTCGTTTAGCTTGCCATGATGCATTCATCCATGGTGGTTTGCTCTTGCTTACCGCCTCTGGTAACATCTGCCTTGCAAGCTTTAGCGCCTCTTCGATATATCCTGGCGTGTTCTTTTCTTCTTCTCTGATTAATAGATGTATTACCTTTAATCCCTGATCTTCAATTATTGTTGGTTTGTCTACCAACTTATCTAGTCCATGAATAACGCCAAATACATCAACCTGACCAACCGGAGCATCTTTTACTTTACGGCTGGATTGCCTCTTTTGTACCATATAGCTTCTCCTGTCTTGCTTTGGCCTGTTCTTCTAGCAGTTCATTGCGAATATATTCATTATACTGTTCAATTGTCTTCTTTGCTGCAACCTCGCTGTCTTTTGCAACTATTGTCTGACCCTCAGATTCTATTCTATAAGCCCAACCATTATACCAGAAGTTGTATACCATTGCATATACATCATTCTTAATGTCATTCACAATAATTCTCCTTATTTTTAGATATGACGGGGCTTTATACTCTGGAAAGACCACGAGTACCCCCAACTTTTGTAACCATGCTATGACAAACGCACTTATCCCAGAGGCTAACACACCTCACCACTATCTATCCCGTCAATATTTTGATAGTGTACTCCTGAATAAATTGTTTCAATCCTTTACCTATATCGTTACTTTGCTCTAGTCGTTTTCACGTTCCAGAGACTAGGTTGTCAGCTTAGACAGAGCCTAGGTAATCGAGCTTTTCACGAGAGGATTTCCCCCAAGTTTGTTTTTCCCGTGGGTCTTGCAACCACGTATAGCATGTGAATGTATTCACTATATATAACTATAACACACGTTGGCTGTAGATGCAATAACTTATTACAATTCTACAACACTTTATTTACTTATACCCGAAACCTCCAACATATAGCGTAGTAATACTACAGTTAACACCATACATAGCGCCGTCATTACTATCATCACTTTCATTTCTCTATTAGGGTCTTGCATTTTCTAAGTCAATCCCATTAATGTCAAAGTTCGTTGTTGGATATGTCTCTAAGCTATCATCTAGCATATTAGACTCCCTTAATTACTTTCTTCCAGTCTACATTGTCGAGTTCTGGTATAAATACTGTTCCAAACCAATCTTCATGCGCCTCTGTGTATCCGAATACTACATCGATCACTGCATCAATCTGCATTTCTTTGTCTTCACTACTATCACGAGCCTTTATAAAGTCACTGTATAGCTTTGCATCCTTGTTAATCTGAAAGATTACCTCTTGCGTAACTTGTTTTCGCATTGCCTTCATATCTTGGTCAAAACTACTCATTATTTTCTCTCCCTACTAGCTTCTGTTTCAATATAACCTATGGCATCGTTCCACCCTGCAATTTCACCCTCACCGAATCCACGTTCGTAACCCTCTTCGTTACCTTCGTTATATCCCTCATCGTGTCCGTCCGTGTGTCCCGCTTCATAACCTGCAACCCTACCAATTTCCATAAGCTCTGCTTTTGCATCTTCGGTTGGGTTATCGTAGTTATTATCGTCAGTTGGGTCCATTATAGATCACATTCTAGCCATTTTTGGCCATCTTTAGCATAAATATCACAGCTATTTTTCTTAAACTCTGTGACACCCTGCGTTTTGATATTACTATATACGTTCTGCGCTGTCAATGTTCCGCTAATACCAATAAGCACAAGAACTACGGTGATCACTACTGTACCAATTTTATTCCACTGTTTCTTTGTCGGCATTTTAATCTTAACCATTTCTTTATCCTTCAATCTGTTTAATTAGTTGTTCATATTCTTCCATATTTTGGATGTTGTCGTCTTGGTCGTATATATGTAACACAATTTTGTGTTCATCTGAATGACTACTCTTCATAACTTGAACTCGGAAGCATTCCATCTGATTAATTGCACTATACCATATGAATCCATCGTCTACATTTTCGCTAATATCTTCTAATTCGTACATGCTTATTCCCCTGTTTAATTTGTTATGCTCTTATCATATTCTACTTTTTCGTATAAGTCAATGACTTACGTAAATATTACTACACTACTTTTCTTGGCATTAGAATATATGTACCGTGTTCTGTCTTCGATAGCATTGGTGATAACTTACCAGTTAACTCCCACTCCATGCCATCTGACTCTTCAAGATCTTGTAATACTTTTGCAAGGTTTGCATCAAATATCATTTTGAACTGACTTTCACCTACTCCATTGGGGATAACTTTCTTCCAGTCTGGATATGTTCCGCTTTGATACTCCCCATGTTGTGCATAATCATCACCGCTTAACCTCACCAGAGCCCGTGTATCGAGTCTATCCTTGCCAGTTGCTAGTTTATACCACTTTTCAATTGCATCGCGCCGTATAAGTTTACCAATCAGTGGTGTTGCATCTTCTGTATCAAGATACAATGCACAAAATATATATCCATTGGTTGCAACTAGTACAACATCATCTGCCCACTTGTCAACATATGCGTTTGTCAAGATTGGCTTCATTTCGTCTTTACTGATAACTTTGAGTAAAGCGCCAACCTGTGTCTTTTTAAGGTTAATCATTTACCACCTTAACTTCGTTGCTATATTCTGTACCATCAATATTATCTTTCCAAAAGTCATTGACCTCTAGGATAAGATCACTACTATAATACCATTCTGGCGCAAACTCTTCAAGTTTATTAGTTAACTGGTAATTATAGTCTATTAATGCATTTATAATTTCTTTGTCTGTGAGTTTTTTCATAATCTAATTGCCTTATCTATATTAAATGCTAGTTCTATGTCCTTAGTTCCAAACTTTATAAAGTTTTTACGAACTTTATACTTTGCTATTACCCACCCTTCTCGTTCAAATTTCTCTATTTCACCGCCCCAGTATTTTTTCAGTTGCGTTATGTTCCTGCACCCGAATCGCCATTTTCTGTAACCAATTTCTGGTATACCTACTACTGTGCATCCTTCTCTATTATGTATACTTGCATCACCTGTATAATCTTTTGGCCATTCAGCCATGAATCCAAACGGTCCTCTCTCGTTCTTGTCCTCCAATCTGTAAACAATCATATACCATCCTTATCCCTTAATTTTAAGCCGTGTTACTTCTGTTTTGAACCATTGCGTTAACATTAATTTATAGCGTAGCATTGAAATATTTCTCATTTAGTTTTTCTTTAGTTGGATATAGCTCCAGTAGTCTCTCCACACTCTGATGCCTAGTCTTTCGTGTAAAGATAAGGTAATAATCGTGCTTATTATTTTCTAGTTTACTATCCATTTCCTCTTGACTATTGGTGATTAGAAAGTTGTAATATCCCTCACCCTTAAACTCTGGATACCTTGTCCCCATTTTTGATATGTATAACATTACTTTTCCCCTTTGTCTAGTATTTTATTTACTTCTTCAAATAATTTTGGTAGTACAAGCTTATTAATTCTTTCAGCCTCACCCTTATTGATAAGGTAGTCAGCCATAGGGTTTGATGTTATATGCATCCCACCGCGTCCCAATAGTTCTGCCTGTTTTTTAAGTTGGTAGAATGTAGCCATAAGCTCACGTAATTTCCACCCCTCTGCCTCAGTGAATGACTTTGTAGCTAGAAATTTACCAGTAAATATATTATTGTCACCATATTCATTATTGTCATCTTTGTACTCACTGTCTGCATGCTGGTGACTGTTACGGCTTTTAATATAACCATAACCCCAGTACCAGTCACAATCCCATGATGCATCAGCTAGTGAGTACCCCACGCCTTCCGCATCCCTTCCCAAAAATTTGCTTGACATTATAACTTTACTCCATTAATTTCTAATACTAATGCGATATATTCTGCTTGTGATAATTTCATATTACTCCTTTATAGTAATGATGCTAATGCATCTTCTTCTTGATCTGTTACAATTAGTTGACCATCTGTGTACTCGCCGAGTACCTCGCTAATGGTTGGCGTATATCCGCGCTCTTTTGCAAGTTTACTCTGTAAATTCTCTAGTACTTTGTTCATATTATTCATTAACCTCTCTTAAAAGAATTTTAATTCATTAACTAGCTGATAACCAATGGCGTCCTGCTCCAGGTCGCTCTTTAGTACCTTTAGTAAGGTATTCAATAGCTCTGGCTCTGACTTAATCACTACCACTACAGAATCCTCGTGATTGCCTTGCCATACCCCGTCACTCTTAATGATAGTGTAACCATCAGTAAAGCCGTCTAGTAAATAGGTAAGCTTATCATGGTCAACAGTAAGCGTTTTATTGTTTGAACCTATGTATAAGTTGTATGTATTCATTCTATTACCTTTGTTTAATTTGTTATGCTCTTATCATATATTACTTATTCAACCTTTGCAATATTGACTTTATAGCTATTTATTATCTTATTTTATTATCCTGAGTTGTCGTCTCAGTGCTATATTATCATATTGTGCATAGGTTGTTTAAGTGCTAGTTAATGTCTGTCTTAACTATCTTTATTATATATCATATAAATGCATAATGCAATACAATAAGCATGTAATAAATACAACGCTATAAAAACATAAGAAAAACACCACCTGTAACAGTGGTGCAAAAAGCTCGGTTGTCTGCCTTATATGGCTATGGCTTATTATATAGTAGAGGATACACTAAGGGCTAATAGGATTAATACTATGATGCTGTACGGTAGTACAGTTGCTCTAAGGTGATATTTTACTAATGTTGATCTGTTAAATGCCTTTACTTTAATGTAATCAGGGTTGAATTTTTTAATGATCTTATTGTAGTAACTCATAATGTTTGTGTGTCCTTTTTGTTTAATATACTATATTTATCTGTTCACACACGTTTGCTTATGTGTATACACGTATTATAGCACACATAATGACCCAATACAAGCATATATTGATGTATTATTCACGTCATTATATCATCAGACGCATAAACATACACAACATATGGGCAATAGTGCCATTAATCACGGGATAGTACAATGATGATCTGTATCTTTATATCATATATGGTATATGTGTTATGTATATGGTGCATCATATGTATGTTGTATTATATACATCATGTAATGTATTATGTTACATATGTTTTATTGTTGTGTTTATTTCTACGTTGTCATACCTACATCATAGGGGGTGGGGAGGGGCCGCCAATTTGGTAGCCGCGTTCCCATTTCCCGAAAAAGAATGAGACCCAAATATACACAACGTACTCACACAAAAGGTATGGATACCGACGACTCTCTTATAACTTCGTTGTACAAAATACATTATACCTATTGACAGAAAGGTGTGGATATGCTATAGTTAGTATATGAGTAATTACAAAGGGAAAACATTTAACAAACGTGAGGTCGCACCTGAGACACACGGAGAGGTAGCACAAGCCAATCAATGGCAGTCTACAAAGAAGCAGGAGGACTGGTTACGGTATTACATGGACCCTAAAGAAAAGGGAACATTTGGTAACTCGTACCAAGCTGCACTAAAGGCAGGTTATAGCGAAAGCTATGCAAAGAATATTATGTCGCCTAGTCTTGCCCTACAATGGGTACAGCAGGCAAAAAACATTATGAGGTTGAACCCAGAACACTTGAAGTTTGCCCTAGCACAGATTATCACAGATAAGATGGCCAGGGACAGCGATAAGATCGCAGCTATCAAGCTACTTGGTACAGACCAGGGAATGTTCGTACAAAAGCAAATAACAGCCCATGTAGGCTTAGAAGAGGCCCTAGCCGGCCTGGAGTAGATATGGCACAAATGCCCAAAGATAAGAAAAAAGATACACCTACCGTAAAGAAACTTGATAAGAAGATGGGCGAATTCGCTGCAGAACCTTATGAAGATGGTAAAATGAAGCTTACTCCTGCAATGCTAAAGGCAATTAAAGACTCTCCAAAGGGTCAATTACCTGCATCAATTGCTAAACGAGTAGCTAAAAAAGGAAAGAAAGCGACTAAGTAATGAATATAGATGAAGTAAACCACACAGTTTCAGGACTTATCCGTAAGTATGACTGGAAAACAGAAGAGATCGAAGATGGTGTTCGATTGACAATTACTGATGGACAAGAAAACGCTAGTGTAGATATTACAACAGGCGAAGATATTACATCAGAAGTAAATCGATTGATTGAACAAGTAGACAAACATAACTATACAGTTATCGGATAACATATGTTTGAAGTTATTAACGTAGCAGATGATGTTCGCAATCTACTATTTGCCTTTACTAACTACATTGTCCAGACTAAGATGAATACACGGGGTGTATTTGTGAAGGTCGGAGATGCTAGGACTAAACAGGCACGTATTGTAGATATTACTAAACACCGAAAAGATACAAACAATAAATTACAAGATAAGTTACTAGCAATTAAGCTAGCTTATATACTAGCCAAAAGCCTAAGAAAGAAATAATATGCCAATATTAGATTTAGTTCCAGACAACCTAAATGATGACCCAAATTATGATTACCAACTAACATCACACCTAGATCAAGCCAATCTAAAAGATGCTCGTACTGCAGCAATCAAGAACATTGCAAATGCAGGCTCAAGTGTACCACAGGCATCAACGCTTCGTGCAGGTAACACAACTGTTAGAGCTACTCCAGCGACTGTTCTAACTACTCGCCAGGGTAATGACCTAAGTGTTAAACGAGTTGATATGCCATTGACAAAAACAGTAGCAGTATCTGGTACAGTATCAGTTGCAGCAGTAGTTACCCCATCATGGGCAACAAACAAAGCAGTTGCATACGTATCAAGCGTACCGGCAAAAGCAACAGTTAATAGTTCAACTGGACTAGTTACCGGTGTTGCGGCAGGAACAACTGTTATTACTGGTACAAGTTCAGACGGTTCATTTGTTAAAACAACCACAGTAACGGTAGCCTAAGCAAATGAGTAATGACAAAGGACTTCAAGAAGAGATCGCAAGACTTAATAGGGTTATAAATGGTGGCCACTTTGGTATGCCGGTTAATCTAAATATTAAAGCCTTTAAGCGATACATATTAGAAACATTTCCTCAGTTGTCTAAGCACGACCGGAACTATTTAACTGTACAATATAAAAAAGAAGCATGGGGCGATTACGATAAGGTTGTCAAATACAAACTTTCAGAGCCAACTCGTAAAGTAAGCAAAAAGGAAAACGATGGAAAATAAAGCAAACAAACGACAGATTTACCTATGGCCAGAGAACAAAGAGTTCTATGATGACCTGAAAAATAAATCTCGTCTTATCAATATGTTGATTAAAAAGTACCGACAAGAGAACGAGGAATAAGATGCAAGAGAAGCTGACACAAGAGCAGCTGACCTTTATCATCGATATTAAAAATGACTTCTATAGGTACTGTAAGAATAACCTAAAGATTAAAGACAAAGACGCAAACATAGTTCCCTTTGTGCCGAATGCGCCACAGAGGGTTCTTATTGATTACGTATTACTATGTATCAAAGAACAAAGGCCAGTGAAGGCTATTATCCTAAAAGCCCGTCAGATGGGCCTTAGTACAGCCGTAGAAGCTATTATTTATTGGTGGACATCCACTAACAAGAACATAAACAGTGTGATTATTGGACACGAAGAGAGCTCTTCCAAGAATCTTTACATGATGTTTAGACGCTACTACGAGAAAAGTAACCCGTTATTTAAGCCAAGTATTAAGTATAATACCCGTACTGACCTATCATTTGAACGCTTCGATGAAGCAGGAAACCAGGTTGGACTAGAATCATACATTAAAACTGCAACTGCTGGTAACAAAGCAGCTGGACGTTCTGATACTATTAACCTTCTACATGCCTCAGAGCTTGGTGAATGGGAAAATGGTGAAGAACTTGTAGCCTCGCTACTTGAAACAGTACCAGATAAACCAGTTATGAAGAAACCTTCTATGATGTTCCTAGAGAGCACCGCAAAGGGACGTGGAAATTACTTCCATAAAGAGTTTGTTAACGCCGTAAAGCGATTAAACAACTTTGAACCATTCTTCTTTCCATGGTGGATACTAGATGAGTATGAACGAGATCATGGTGTTCCACTTGGAGAACTATCTGACTATGAGAAATTCCTAGTTGACCTAATGAAAAAGGGACACGATGTTGCTGGCTCACATATCGATATAAATGAGGATAATATCCCTGCAAAGATTTGGTTTTACCGACGTAAGTCACGTAACTTTGAATCTACACCAGAGAGGCTTACCCAAGAGTATCCTAGTACATGGCAGGAGGCATTTATTGCTTCCGGTAAGAACGTATTTAATGCACTTGCCTTACAACAGATGGATGTAGATGCACAGGACGTAGCACTTACAGAGTACTATAAGATTATCGTAGGAGATAGTCACGAAGAATATACACTAGAACGTATCCCCTATGAGATACAGGAGAAACCAGATGATTTCACTTATAAAGCACCCCTCAAGGTCTGGGTACATCCAGTTATTGGACACGAATATGTCATTGGTGGAGACGTCGCTGAGGGTTTGGTTGACGGGGATTTCTCTGTGGCAGAAGTCATTGACGCTTCGACAATGGAAACAGTGGCTCGCTGGCGTGGTCATATTGACCCTGACAAGTTTGGCGAAATACTTGGTGCACTCGGTACATACTATAATTATGCGCTTATCGGCGTTGAAGTAAATAACCACGGTCTTACAACTATTCAGAAATTGCGTGATACTTTCTACACAAATCTGTATAAGCGAGATAAGGCCAATAGTTATGATTCTGATTTTGAAGAGCCAACTAGTAACTTAGGTTGGAAAACAGATGTTCGCACAAAACGACTTGCAATAGATGATCTCATCCGTATTATACGTGAAGGTCTAAACAAAGAACTAGATAATGTATTTGTAGCTGAGGCATTTGCCTTTGTACGAGACAACCGTGGACGCATGAACGCTGAAAAAGGTGAACATGATGATACGGTTATGGCAAAAGCCATTGCATTCCAGTTATTTGATTGGGGAGATACAGAAATTGCTAGGCTAAAGGTGTTCAAACCAGAGGCAGCATTAAACAATAAAAGAAAACACAGAGTGGTAAAATAGAATGAAAAATAATACTAAAGGTGCTAACACAACACCGAAGGTTGATGCTGATAAGGTTATTAACGAAGCCCTAGTGGCCCAAGTAACCGGAGACTATCAGAAAGCCCGTGACTATATTAAGAATCACTACCAAAAAGTTTGGTCTGATTGTTTCAAAGCATACAACGGTATTCGTACTAAGCGTGGTTACTCCGGTACTGCAGATGAGTTCGTCCCAGAGACATTCTCTATCGTAGAATCGTTGAAGTCTAGCATTGCTGGAACCAAACCTAAATTTAAGTACATGCCTCTTCAAGAAGAGCAAGAACAAGATGTTGACACTCTTAATGCACTAGTAGATTTCTACTGGTCACAGAACAACATGACAGAAAAACTACTGAACTGGGTAGGAGATATGATTATATATGGAAACGGTATCTTTATGGTATCATGGCTAGACGGCCGTCCAATGATTCAACATATTCCTCTATCTGACTTCTTTGTAGACCCTGCAGCAACACACCTAAACCGACCAGAAGAGCCTGGATATGCACGTTACGCAGGTTACCGTTACCTTACAAGCCTAGAACAGCTTAAACAAGAAAAGGTTGTTGACCCGGAAACTGGATTACTAGTACCTAAGTTTAAGAACCTTAATGTTATTGAAGGTTTTAACGGCGAAGACGACCAAATGGATAAAGACCGTAAGGAAAAATTCATTGGTTCTACCTATGGAAAAGAAGCATATAAAGAACAAATTGAAGTAGTTGTTTACTTTACTCGTCGTAAGATGGTAATGTTAGCTAACCGTTCAACAATTATTCTTGATGAACCTAACCCATACCAAAAAGATGCACATAGCGTTGACACCGTTACAGTTATTGAAGGACAAGAAGTAAAGGGTAAAAAAGAAATCCCAGAAATTCAAGGTTTCCTACCATTTGCAATCCTTCGTAACTATGTTGATAGCAACTTGTTCTTTGCTCGTGGTGATGTAGAAGTTATTCTACCAAGCCAGGAAGCACTTAACGATACGGCTAGCCAGAAACGCGATAACGTTGCATATGCTATTAATAACATGTGGCAAATTGACCCTCGCTTCAAACACCTAGCAGAACAGATCGAATCAGTACCGGGTGCCGTATTCCCAATTCCAAAGGGAGCACTTACTCCTATTGAGAAGAATGATATTAGCCCAAGTGCCGACACAGAGATCGAACGTCTACGACAACAAATGCGTAATGCCTCTGCAGCCGATGCTGCGGTCCAGGGTGTTGCACAAAAGTTCAGTCGCACTACCGCTACAGAAGTTCAAGCACAACTCAACCAAGCATCTGCTCGATTCACAACAAAGGTACAAAACCTAGAAGATGAAGGGTTCGCACAGCTTGCCCGTATTATCTATAAGATGGTACAGATCTTTGTTACAAGTGATATTGCCGTTCGCCTTATTGGTAACTCAGGAATAACCTGGCATACATATAAGCCTGGTGTTTACACTGGTGAATATGAACCACGTGTTGTACTAGAATCAACAGCTAATGCAGAAAATGCAGCACTATCACAAGCGCTACAAGCAGCCGGCTCATTCAGTATTAACAACCCGTTGGTTAACCAGAAAGCATTCCTACGAAAGACATATGAAGCTCTATTCCCTAAGATGTCTAAAGAAGACCTAGAAGAGCTCCTAACACCACCAGCACCTCCAGTAATGGGACCTGATGGACAAGCAGTAGATACTTCACTTACACAGGGTAATGCACTAGTCACTCCTGACGCAGCTGCAGCCCTAAAGGGAGAAGCATCAGCTCCACAAGATCTACCTACTTCATTTAAATCTACCTCAAGAGTAGCACAAAGTGGAAGTCAAGGTGGCGGTG